CAATACCTAAGTTTATACTTCTAGTGCTTCTATCTGGTACAGGTTTATACAAATGCCTGTTACAAGCCATTATAGCTAAACCAGAGCTAATAGAAGCATCAAATTTCGTACGCTTGTTGATGTCGAATCTACTCCAATCGTTTAGCGTTCTATTAAGGTACATAGTACCATAAGTTCCATCATCAAGCAAACCAACGTGTTTTTCTATATATGTCTCAATAGCAGCGGCGTGTGCTTGCTTTATATCCTCACTAGTGTTCGGTATACCCCCGATTTCTTTTTCTGTAGTAGAGAGCTTATTCCAAACCTTATCAGGTCTATTCATAGAGAAACCTCTATACCCTCTCTGTTTTAAGAAGTACAAAAACCTAGGCTTATTGTTCTCCGCTAAAACAGGCATACCATAAAACACCAGAGCTTTAAGTATATCCTCAAAAAATATCTCAGCTGTCTTTGGTCTAGCTACGTATTCAAGAAAAAAGTGGTTTGGTGGTGCATTTTCCATGGAGAACTTAGTTAACCCATGTAGCGCACCGTTAGATCCTTTTCCATCAACAGTACCGCTAATATCGTATGAATCACACCCGAATGCACCAATGTGGTCGTTTCCAGGATATTTTACCCCATTTTTTATAATCACTCGATTTTGCAGTTGTTTATCTGGAACCCAAGAAATTATAAATCTTCCTTGCGGATCTGGGCTAAAGAAAACCTTAGTGTCTTTAACACCGTTTTCCCAATGAAAAGAACCTCTTGTTATTAGGCCATCTCTTACAGTGCCCTCATTGAAGTCTATTTGCTCGTATATTCTTGCTAAATTGAATATACTATTTTTGGTCTCATCTCTAAATGCGTGCTCCTCTGTACGTGGAAACTGTCTGTAAAATTCGTTCAGGGCATCTTGGTCCTGCTTTAATCCATCAGCTTCGTTCTCCCAGTTCTCGATAACACCGATGTGTATTTCTTCACCAAGTGGTCCTTCAGCCGGTTCGTCGGGAGTGTCAAATACGGGATTTCCATACTTATCAATAAATCCCTCGTAGTTCCATTCCATCGGAATAAACAAGCTGTATAGACCGGATCTTGTTTGTCCATTTTTGTTTCGTTGGGTAACGTCAGAATCGTAATACAATTTCTTGAAGTTATCGCCACCCTTGTCTAGCGCGTTAGATGTTGATCCCATCATACACTTCCCTATGATCCTAGAACCTAGTCTCAAACATGTTTTAGTTACACGCCAGTTGTTTAATATATTGTCAGGCCTTTCCCACTTACCACTTTCATCGTGTACAAGCAGTCTAAGCTTCTCACCATCGTATGAGTTGTCACCTGTGTTTTTCCAGTCAATCGTTGTGTCAAGACCTTCGAGTATTTCTTCGTCAGTCTTCTTTATATTTTTTCTAGTAAGTTTCGATGCTGGTACTCTATATGCGAGCTCTGATTTTGGACGGTCCATACCGTCTTGTATAGGTTTGAAAAAGAAAGGATAATTCACAGATATAGGAACTACCTTATCTGTAAACATTTTCTTGGCATCAGCACCTGATTTAGATAGTATACCAAACCTAGCATCAGATGTAATAGTCGCTTGGTTAACTGTCTCAGAGCTAGACATAAAAGAGAAACCACTACGACGGTTTTTTAAATAACACATACCGTAAGACCTCTCATCAGCTTTACAAGCTTCCCAGAACAAAAAGAATAATCTGTTTGCCTCACGAAAATCAGGCTTACCAACATCGATCTTAGCCCACTGTAGATACATATAATGTGTACCTGTTATATACGTAGGCTTTCCGTTGTTGTAAAACCAAAAACCGTTTTCCCTTCTATTGAACTCTTCGTCAATGTATTCCTCCCACTCTTCCTTAAAGTCCTCTGGGTAGTCTTTCCAGTCAAAAACACTCTTAATGTTCTTAAGCTCTCTAGGATAATCAAACGGTGTCCAACGGTCTTCTTTAAACTTATGTGTTTTGGATTCCTTAGGGAGCGCGATACGTAGGTTCTGGATCTCGTATATCTCCCCTATTTGACCAGTTTTGCTGATAACAACGAAGTCAAACTCTCTATTGTAGCCATACTTCCATTTTTTAGCGCGGTTATATCTATTAACCGTGCTTTCTTTTATTGGATTTACGACTTTATAAAGTGTTTGCTCGTACATCATCTAGATCTTTTCTCAGCAAAACCAGAGAAAGATTTTTTATGCTCCTTCTCAACCGGCTTGTTTTCTAGCATGTTCTCTTCCTCTGTAATCCTATTAAGAATTTCAAGGGCATCTAGTATAGCCAGTTTCTTAGTGGCTGCAGCGTTTTTTAGACGGTCTGCGGAAACATCGTCCTCCGTATTGGTTATAATCGGCTCTTCAGCAACCTTAATTAGCTCCTGAATAGCTTTCCGACCAGCTTGGATTATACTCCTTTTCGTTTCCTTTGTGTCCATAGTTTATTGTTATGGCTGCGGAGAGAACACGGTACAGACGCTCACCGTCTATAACAAACTCATATTCACTCCGGGGTGTGAACCCTACAACATCACCTTGCTGCAGACCCTGTGATTGTAGATCATCACCCAACATTTTAATCACACCAATGTATGGACGTTCCTTTTCAGTAGTCCAAATATCATCAGACTGTATGGGCTTTACAAAGCAATAGCCTTCTAAAGCCTTCCACTGTCCGTCTCTTTTATACGCGAACACTTGATCTGGTTTACAGAAATAAGTATCCTCGTTAAAGAAGCTTCTACTGTTCTTCTCATTACCTCTAACATCGTAGAATCTTCTAAAAACATTGTGATGAACTACAACGTCATCACCAGGCTCTACACCACCACAATCTCTGAGCGGCGCACCTATCACAGTTCCTATCCTATTAACGTATCTGTGATCCTGCAAATCAGTATTCAAGATAAGTTGTTTTCCATCTACATCTTTTTTGTTCGATGTTCTGGATCCTTTAGGTTTCACTACAAAGTCAAAAACAGATCTCATTAATACTCTAAATTGTATTCAACAGCAATACCCATATTCTTATTAAAGTCTTTCCAAGGTATCACACTGTCGTCTTTAGTAATGTAGATGCTAAATCTATCTTCTTCCTCTATAATACTTGTTATAGTATGCCCTCCGTAGACCTCTTGGCCCACGGAGTAATGCATAGCTTCGTTTTTATAGTCTCTACCGATGCTGATCTTTCTAATCAGCTTATCCATAGTCACTATTCTTCTACAACAGCTTCTTGAACTGTTTCTTCGTATTCACCGTTTTCTAGATTAACAGTGATAGAACCATAAGACTCTTCTAGCTTAACCTGCTCTGATTTTAGATTCTCTTCTAAAACAGCGATTTGAGATACCAATTGTGATTTCTGGTACTCAAGGTCACCTAGTGTTGCTTTTGCACGGTTAAAGTTAGAGACTGCCTCTCTAATAACCTGTAACTCTTCTTCTTTGATTTTCTTAGCGTCTGCCATGATTAATTATTTTTAATAAGATATTATATCAAATATAATGCAAATACTTTATATAAGACAAATTGTCTTATGCGTCAGTCGCTCCGTCAAATGCTTCTAGAGTTTTTAGGTAACCGTATGCTTGTGAAAGTACGTTATCTGAAGATGTCCAGTCTGGAGTAAAGCTGTACTCTGCTTGAGTCAATGCTTGAGCGTGACCAACACGTGCTGCTTCGTCTACGTAAGTTTTAACTGTGAAGTTAGCAATCGTATCTTTCTGCCATACAGTAGTTGCTACTGGCATAACTGGATTGCCGTCCTCGTCTGGTTCTTGTTATACCAAGCTAGTTACCTCGTATTCAGATACGTGGTAGCGCAAGTCAGAGATGTTGTGATAAGCGTCAGCGAACGTGCTGCCGAACTTTTCAAATGATTTTTCTAAAGCCATTTTGTTTTTGTTTATTGTTTACAAAGTTATTAATTATCTAGCAAATGCTAATCTAAACGTTTGACCATCAGCCAAGGTAAATGTTGCTGCACCTTCTCCTGGGCTAAAGTGAATACTTGCAAGTGTTGATGCTTCACCACCCTCTACAGTTGCGTTGATTGGTGGTGTTTGTGCAGGAAGACCAGTTACTTGAGAAGCAGCAATGCTCAAAGCACCTTGGTGCTGTGTTACACTTGATTGACTAATACGAGCGTTAGCAAATGTACCGCTGGTGATTTTAGATGCAGCAAGATTTGGAATACGAGCAGTACCTAAAGTTCCGCTAGTAATCTTAGAAGCGTCTAGGTTAGGTACAGAAGTTAAGTATCCAGCATCAGCGTGGTTACCCCAAGCTACAGCTGTATCCCATTGACCAGAGTTTCCTCCACCAGTATATATTCTTGCAGCAACGTAAAGATTCTTAGTTCCTCCGTTTAGCTGCATCAAAGCTTCTTCTGAGCTGTTCTCCCAGATAAATCCAGCTTGGCTTGAGTTCTTATTTACACGGAATCTAATTGCGTGTGCAGTAGCCCCATCAAGACCTTCCACAGCGTTCCCACCAGCAGCAGACTTACCTGCTCCAGCTTGAGCCATATAGATAACCCAGTTCGGGTCTGAGGTCTGCCACATATAGATACCCTTATCAGTGCCACCATCAGTACCGTTTTGAATCTCAAGTTTTGCACCAGCAGAGTTTGTTAGGAATCCAGCAGATGCGTACCCAGCTGAAGCATGATTACCCCATCCGTAAGCAGTATCCCAGTTAGATACTTTTGTAGTGCTTAGGTTGCCAGTGTGCCAGAACTCTCTCCAAGATTGTGGGTCTGAACCTGCCTTTCTTCTAAAGTGAACTCTATCGTGGTGGAAAGAGTAAGCAACATCAACATAATACCCATTACTGTTTGAGTGATTCATTATGATGTGATGATGCCAATCGTTGAATGGATTGCCTGGTGTGTTACCGTTTAATCCATCGCCGCCATTACCGCTTAAGTCTGTCCATTGCAAGGAACCCTGACCAAAAGAAATAGTAGAGTTTTCTGTAATCTTGCTATGATTATGAGATGAAGGAGTAAACGTAGAAGGTTTACCACTTACATTAGCCCAAGTTACAGCATTAGCTGTACCTGCTGTTGTAGCATAGTTTACAGATTGTTCTCCAATGTTGCCACTGTGGATAAGATACTTCCATCCATACCAATTTGAGCCCCCCCAATTGGTTCTAAAATAAATACTATCTGTTGTGCCTGCGTTTCCTCTTGAAGCAGTATGAGGGACGTACCATTGTAGTTTCATGCTACTCATGTATGTAGATTGAACTACACCATAAGTATAAGCACCGCTCGGGAAATTAGTTCCTTCGTTTATAGCGTGTACTTCTTTAAAGTATGTCTCGTTTGAAGAAGGCATTAAGGTATCAAAGTCTGGACCTCTAGAAGTAGAACTATCTATTCTAAAAAGTCTACTTGCGTGGTATCCATCAACTGTATCTGCGTCAAGACCGCTACCAGAACCATCATTACCTGCATGCCATATTGTACTTCCATTAAAAGTAAAAGGAGCATTAGAAACATTACCAACGTTGAATTGCGCCCCACCATGAGTAGATAGTCCGTAGCTTGGAGCTGCTTGACCTCCCCACCCATTTGGGTATCCAATGTTTACTCTTTCGTATAAGTGAATAAAGTCTCCAGTTTGGGACCCTACTGCTCTACCACGTATACCGCTAAGTTCTATACTTTCAGCAGCTGTAAAAGTTATTTTTGAAGAAGCTGTATCAGCAGCATCACTACGCAAGAAAGATGTACTGTTAATACCGTCTAACAAGTTAGCATCTGCCGCTTTAGCACTAACACCTAAGTATTTTGATGATAATTGCGTTCCGTTTTCATATATGGTTGTGCCAAGAAGATTTCTACGAGCCGTAATATCACCATACTCATTTACAGTATAAGGAAATCTTGTACCAGCAGGATAACCACCCCATATCTGCATTTTATTAAGGTTAATATTTCGGTCACCGTATGTAGCATGACCAGACCAGTTTGGAATAAACTCAAAGCGAACTATATCATAATGACCCGTAGAAGTGTGAGGACCAGGTAAAAAAGGTATTGTACTAAATGGTAAATAAAGATGTCCTGGCCAGGAACTTACATTAGTGTTAGAAGAAGTATGTTGAAACCAACGGCTATCAGAAACTCTTCTTTTCCAAACATGAACCTTCGTACTGTGCGAGTCGGAACTCCAGTACATATACAAAGCATTCAAGAACACATAACTTACTGCTGATACCTCAATGCGAAATTTAAATACTCCATTAGGTATGTATACGTTTCCGCTTGTATCATAACCTGCTATAAATCTACGTATAGTTGTGTCTCCATAGTTAGACGTAATATCTTCCCAAGGCGCACCGTCAGTTGGCTGTTGCCATACAGTTATCTTGCTGGGGTCGTAAAAAGCAGTCTTGTTATTGAACTGCTCGTTAAACAAAGACATCTCTGTAACAGTAGGCGATCCTAAGTTATTACGAGGATTACCGTGAGCTTCTTGAATAAAGTAATCTGACTTAGTTTCAGAGTTGTCAATGTTACCAACGAATTTTCCAGCAGAGTTGATTACAATAGTATTGTCTACTTTATATCCATCTCCATTTGCACGTATATATCCCCCAGCTTGAATACTACCTCCTGTGTAAACGCTCTTATCATTGTAAGCGCGTATCCAAGTGGTGTCAGTCATGTGCCATCCGCCCCCATAAGTTTGGAAATATAACCCTTGGCTTCCCCCAACTCTTACCCAGCTTGAGGCGTAGATATCACCAGATACATCTAAAGTACGTCCTGGATTCATGTTGTTGACACCTACACGGTTGTTATCAGCATCAATAGTAAAGTTGCCAGAGTGCGCCTCAA